CGAGCCAATGTGGTTCCAGATGCGGTATATGTGCCAACGCCTATCTCAAAGTCCGTGCCGTCAGTGCAAGTGTAATAGGTGAGGTTTCCATCACCCACTTCACTAAACGCCTCAAAGCCTGTCACAGCACCACCTAGCGTGTATGTGCCAGTGCCTGTTGTCGTGCTTGTCTCTTTAACACGGTCTTTAAGAACAAACGCCATTACTTCAACTCAATGCTTAAGTTTCCACCATTGATTCGGAAGATGTCACCAGATGCTATTGTCTTTGATGCATCCAAAGCACCAATAAACAATATGTCAGCACTATCAAACTTTAACTTGGTGTCATCAGAGATTGTAACCGCAGTATCCAGTACAATTGCATTCTGTGATGTTACTGTGCTAACTGTCACGCGAGTGGATATACCAGAGCCTGTGACAACATCACCAACAGCAATTGTGCCAACATTTCCATCTAACGCCACACTTGTTGACGCTGAAACCGCGCCGTTTACATTTGCTGTTGCGAATCTAGCGTCTGCAATAAATGCGTGGGTTACTGTATAACTTGCACCACCTGATGATGCCGCATACTCAATGTTATTATCGTTGATAATTCTTTGAGCATCACAGATTACAGTGTCGCCAGAGCTGTGTGAAACAGCGGTTGTGCTAGACGTTCCGCGAGTACAACCTGTCAGGATGCTTGTTCCGTCAAAAGTAAGGGCTGTATCATCAGCAATAGTGATTGCGGTGTCTAGTACCAGAGATGTCTGAGATGTCACTGTAGCCACCCTAACAGTGCCGCTAATGCCTGTTCCTGTGACTATCATACCCACAGTGATTGTGCCGCTGTTTCCATCCACAGTAAGTGATGTAGAGGAGGATACAGCGCCATTCGCGTCTGCGGTAGCCTCAGAGTCTTTTCCTGTGTAGGTAATAATCTCTCTATTAAGCACAACCGTTCCAGAAGAAGGAAAAGCTTCAGCATCAGCCAAAGGCAGAAATGTTTGAGATGATGTAACTGCGGCACCAATAGTAGAAACGGACTGCTTCCAATTTGCAGCGGTTACTTGTTGACGCACATAATTTGTATCATCGCTAAGACAATCAACTTCTGTTATGTTGCCGTTTTCAGCATTTGTCACAGCGGTAGCCAAACCAACATAAATGCTGTTGCCTGGCGAGGCAAAGGAAAGAGAATCATTCTTGAACAAGTAATCCAAGATATGTCTTTCCAAATATGTGGTTGCCGCATTACTTGTAGCCATATCTTAACTCCTAAGTTCTAGGCTTGTTGGGGAGTCCCCGTCTATAAGCATCGCTATTCTCTCTAGCTTCTGCCAAATCTTTCAACCGTTGAATTTCTTCAGCAAATCTTTGCTGATACAACGTAATAAGGTCTTGCTCGCCTTTCATGTAAGTATATGCTTCTACGAGCGAGCCGTAAAGTAGTGCGTTAGGAGCATTCTCACTAAGCCAACTATATTCAGTGTCAAGCCCTGCCGTTAGGCTGGCTGGACGATAGTAATAGTGAAGCTCCACATTATAATTGTTATCTGGTGTAGGGCCTAAAATAAAGTTGTCCACATCAAATATACCATAATATCTAGGCACAGCGTTAGAGCCATAGTCTAAAGTGTATTGCTGCACAAAATTAACATCTTTTTCCATAAGAAACGCTTGCTTGCCTGCTGTGGTTATCTGCAAGGAAAAAGGCGCTAGGTAATCAGAGGGCACAGATAGATATGGGTCGCCATTTGTCGTTGTTGACGTAGCATTTTTACGGAATAGCTCTAAATCAACAAGCGTAAAGATGCGGTCTTCCGCACCTCTAATAAACACAGGCAAATTAGTAACAAAGGACGTTTCCGTATATTCAGTAAAATCCTGTATCGCCGTTTTTAGTTGTCCGTATGTAAATGACATCATTTACTCCTAATTTACTAACGTAACAGGCCCAGAGGTCGCATTTTCACCTCCGCCTCGTGTATTACCTGTTGTGGCTGTTCCACTTGAGGCTGTGAAGGTGTAGGTGTTGGCATCGACTTTTGTAATGCTATAGCCTGACGAATTTTCAAGAACAGTCTGAGTAAACCCATCGAATCCCCTTACTTTTCTAAATCGCACAATATCAGATGTGCTCCTGCCATGTGACGGCTCAGTGACTGTTATCACCGCAGAACCAGAAGCCCCGCTCTTGAATGAGTCAGGCCTTAATAAAATCTCAACCGCAGGCTCAGTTCTGTCTGGCCTAGCGTTTCTAATCGCTTCAGCATCAGTTGGCCTTCTTTTAGGTTCTAACTGAGGGTGTTTTGGCTCATACTCATCCTTACCAACAAAAGAGCCATTCCACTCCATCTTCATGTCCTTTAGCTTGTAACGAAAGCCAGAACGGTCAGATATGCCATAAGAATATTTACCAGAAGCGTACCTTGCCATCAAGTCACCCTATAATACTGTAAATTAGGCGAAACATTAAATGACGCTCTATCCCTATCCTCTGCTAAAGCACGCTCTAACTCCTCTTCATATACAGCCTTTAGCATCTGAATACGTTCTGGAGCCTTCTTTATTGACATATAATAAGCCAACCCAGCCGCTAGGCACGGATAAAATCGAAACGGCACCCCAAGTGTATTAGCGGCAGTGTCTGCATCGTCTAGCCTCGTTAAAACGTCAAACACCAGTGTATCCGTACTATTGTTCGGAGTAGGCCAAACCTTAATAGAAGGAGTTATTTGCCTGTCGATGAAAAACTGTGTTGGGCGGGCTTCTGTGTTCTTGTTCGGGATGTTTAAGAAAGCATCACGGCTTACTCTGCTCATGTTAATATCTGTCTGAGATGTCCCGCTTCCTTGGCGCACCACCATAGATAAAACATCAATGACGTCAGGGTTTAGCTGATATGATGCTGTTCCTTGTGTAACAAGCTGAGTTCTTTGTTCTATTGTCCACTGGTTTAAGCCCCTATTTGCCCAGTCAGCAAACATAAGGTTCATAGACCTTTTTGCTGTTTTTAAGTCATAGCCAGTACGAACCTCAAGCCCACAACGCTCAAAAGCCTCCTCAATGTACTCAGCTACATCTAACTCAAAATTTGTTGAACCTGAAACAGCCATTTACTTTTTCTTTCTTTTCAAAGACTTGACACGTCTAGGTTTACCCGCTGGCTGACCTAAACGCTTTTTCTGACTTATTCTACTACGTTTTTCCGCCGCAGTCATCTCTTTGGATGTTTTGGGTGTTTTACTAGAAACCCTTTTAGAGGGGCGACAATATGGAGTGCCCCGTTTTTCACCCTTGCTTCTCCCACATGCCTTCCCCGTGCGCACATCCTTCCAGTCCTCTTTGAACCATCGTTTAAGCGAAGCACCAGCTTTTGTTTTTCTGACTGCCATGATTCTTCCATCAATACATTGCTGTTGGCTTGTCTCGCATAACAGCTCCACCGCCACGCATTTTCTTTGCTTTTGATTTATTACCCCAATTCTTAGCACCAACCTTTCGGCATTTGGCGATTGCGCCAGATGCATACGCTGAAGGAAACACACGGTAACGTGCCTTTACCTTTTTATAACAAGCATCTTTTGGCATCTTCTTGCCTCCTGGCTTACTTATCTGTTGCGACATTTGTGACCGTGAAATTGGCAACTGTCTTCTCCGATATAAACTTTTCCCACATGGGCTTTACCATTTCTTCAACATTTGCAACCTTCTCATGGGTCACAGCGAGTTCTGTCTTCATATCAACAATACTAAGACCAACCCAAGCAAAGAATACAGCGCACAAGCTTCCTGCGAAGCCAACAACACCAATCAAAACCTTTATTAGCATTTCCATCTACGCCTCGCTTGTCTTAGACGGCTATTAGGATTTTTTGCCGCTTTAGGGAACTTTTTCATTTGGCCAGCGCTACGAGCACAGAATGATTTACGGCGTTTTGCCGCTTTGGAGCCTTTTTTAACCTTACCAGTTACGGCTGTCTTTAATTTAGAACCAGGATTTGCACGGCGGTATGCGGCAACGCCCTTCTTGGTCATTCCCGCACCCTCTTTGGTTTTGCGGTAATTACCGCCCTTACCAGTGGTCTTGCGAATAGGGTTTTCTTTTTTACGAGCCATTATACACCCACCTCATTCTTAATATATGTAATATCTAGCGTAGCGGAAGCTGTAATTGCGCCACCCGCAGAATCAGCCTGCGCTCTAACTTCAATATCTGTTTTTTCCGTAAATTTTATAGGATTCCAATAAGAAATAGCCGTGCTGTTATTGGCTAAAAGAACCCTGTCTTTTATATTGAAAACGCCGCCATCTGGCCTAGAAACAAATGAGAAAATAGCAAACTTCCCTGCGGAAGAAGACGAGGAAACATCTTTTTGATGAATGTAGGCAGTGTATCCTCTTGGAACTGTCCAGAGACACATCAAGGTTTGATTGTCACCAATAGCAACAGTAGCATATTTGTTCACTGGAACGCCGCCTGTTGGAGTAGCTTCAGTTCCCACATACAAAACGCCTGCATTAGCCCCTCCAGAGCCTGCGGTGTTTACCACAATTCTATTAACACGATACCAGTTCAAAGCACCATTTAGCTGCACTCCTGTTTGACCATTTAGCGAAACAGTTTCACTTATCTCGTCAAAATTTGCATCCAATCCAGACACGGTAGCTGTTCTAGCTCCTGTCCCCGCAGAGGTGTCGGCAGTAGAACTGCTAGAAATATACATCGTGGATGCTGTTGTCGGGTAGACATACAAACCGCCTTGCGCCCAGATGGTTTCCGTAGCATCGCCTATGCTAGGATTGTAGCCAAACTTATGAATGGAGTAATGTAAAGTAATTTGCCCACGAGACACCTGTAACTCAAATGGCTCAGATGTACCAACTTGACTTATGGAACGTATCTCGTGGGGCATGACAGTCTCCTATGACAAGAAGATTGTCAGTTCGTTGCTTGCGCCTGTGAACGCAGAGATATACGCTCCATCTGTAGCTAATATACCATTATCGGGGATATTAAGGTGATGGATTCCTGTAGGAAATTTTTGCGTAATCAATGTTTCACCAGAAGCACTTCCGTTTTTTATAGTAAAGGCACCAGCCGCCGCTGCATAAATCACGATTTGACGAATGCGAGAACGAGCAGGACCTACCACTGCGGCAGAAGCGCTCTGAGCAAAATTATAGGCTTTTACTGGTCCAGCCATATCAGCCTCCTATTAAGCAGCGGCTGTTGCGCCAGTATCCACACGAATCCAGTTTGAACCGTCAGAGAAGACGAGGTTGCCTGTACCATTCGTAGCTGTTTCAGAAGCTTTTAACGCATTTGATACATAATAAACGTACCCTTCGTTATCTGCTGAAGCGGTTGGTAGGTCTGCAAAAAGGATTGGGTTCAGCCAGAAAGCAGTGTTTGTCTTTACTGGGCCTGAAAAAGTAGTACGAGCCATGATTATCTCCTGTCTTGGCTAGTGTCAGTCGCCCCATGCGACTGTCAGGGATAATTTACTATACAACAAAAAAGGGCGGCTGAAAAGCCGCCCCTTTCAAAACATTTGTTTGTATTAGGCTCCAGGAGAACCAAATACCGCACGAGGGTCAGAGTAACCGAAGCTATAACGCTCACGAGCCTTAAAGCGCATGTTACCTGAATCGAAGTCTGCTTCCATGCCTGTTGACATAGGAGTACGCTCAAAGTGCTTGAAGCCATTTGGAGCGTCTGTCTTGATGAAGAACGCATCTGGGTCTGTCA